GAGGAGGGCTATTACCTGCAGAAGCGACGCAAGGGGAAGGTCATGGACGCAGCACAAGCGGCGAGCCAGGTGGTCTACGGGACGCTATGGGCGCCCGAGCCCGCGGAAATCAACTTTTATGCCTAGCGCGGCTACAATCATTGCGAGGGGATGTAAAGTGCTTAGGCGGATTAGCCCTTCTGTGGCTGCTGAGGCGCTTGGATTGGCCGCGATCGTCGCGGGGGTCTGGATGGTGTACGAGCCGGCTGCGTTCATGCTGGCGGGCGTCGGGGCCGTCCTCTGGTCACAGAAACCGAGGAAACCATGACCATCGTCCAAGACATGATTCGCGGCTTTACGGGCTTCCGTTCGAGCATCACCCTCGACAACATCAACCTCTCGCAGGACTTCAACGCCGGCGGTAACCGCTCAGGCGTAGGCGCAGGACTGATCCCGCTCGTGGGAAACAAGTCGGCGACCTACGAGGCACTTTATCGCACGCAGCCGTGGATTCGGGCGATCGTCGATCGCCAGGTGGGGAACATCGGCCGCCTGCCGTGGGCGGCGTTCGTGGAGGGCGGCCAGCCCGGGGAACGCACGAAGCTGCGCGAGGGGCCGCTCGCCGACCTGCTGTCCTCGCCCTACGAAGGCGGGAACGCCTCGCTCTTGAAGCAGGGCATCGCCTTCAACCTGATCGTTCACTCGAATGCGGTCTGCGTGAAGGTCCGCAACCGCGCCAATCCGCCATCCGAGTTGATCCCTTCCTCGTTCGCGCAGTGGCATATCCTCCGGGGAAAGATGCGGCCGGTGGACTGGTACTACTGGCGCAACCCGTGGACGGGGGCTGTGCTGCCGTTTTTGCCCGAAGAAGTTGTCCACGTCCGCATGTGGGGCGGTTCCGATGGGGTACTCGGCACATCGAAGCTCGAAGCATTGCGGACAACGCTGCAGAACGAGGATGCCGTGCAGCGCGCGACCATTGCGGCCTTCGAAAACGGCATGATCGCGGCCGGCGCCTATTCGGTGGACGGCACGCTCAAGCCCGAGACTGCTGAACGCCTGCGGGCGATGCTCCAGGAGAATTACGGCGGCGTCGATAACGCCTTCAAGATCATGCTGCTCGAGGGCGGGGCGAAGTGGCAGGACATGACGCACTCGTTCCTCGATTCAGAACTCACCACGCTCCGTAAGCTCAACCGCGAAAAGGCCGGCGCCGTGCACAAACACCAAATGCCCGCGTTCGGGCTCAACGAGACGCACGCTTACGCCAGCATCGTCGAGCAACACCTGATGGAGTACCAGGACACGCTCGGGCCGTACACGACGATGATCGAGGAGACGCTGCAGACGCAACTCATCGACCCCGAACCAGCCTTCGAGGGTGCGTACGTCGAGTTCAACTACAAAGACGTGCTCAAGGGTGATCCGGTGAAAGAGATCGCCACGCTGACCGCGGCTGTGGGCGGGCCGTTCATGACGCCGAACGAGGCGCGGGCCACGCAGAACATGACGCCGCTGCCTGACCCCGAGGCCAGCAAGCTCCTTCCGCCGCCCAATGCATCCGTGAAGGCGCCGCCCGATGCCGGAACAAAGGGAGACTGAGCATATGGAGATCCGCTGTCCGACCTGTAACCGCTTCCTCGGTGAAGGCACTGGCTACATTCGCGTCATCTGCCCGAAGTGCCGGGTGGAGGTCACGGCCACGAAGAAAGGCGCCACCGTATGAAGATGCAACTCGTGATTGAACTCGACCCCGCAACCGGTGGACTCACGGTCAACGGAGCCCTCGACAACAAGCTTGTGGCGTACGGCATGCTTGAGATGGCGAAGGAAGCGATCGCCGACTTCCACCACAACAAGGCGAAGTCCGGACTCGTGGTGCCGCTGCAGAAGATCCCACCGACTAACGGGCACGCTTCTTGACATTTCGAAAAGCTACCGATTAGCGTAGTTCCAACAACGGCAAGCGCCCTTCGGGGCATGTAACGGCCCTCGCGCGAATACGGGCCATCCACGCGCGAATGAGGCCGTTTCTCTTTGCCCGCAACCCTCATTCCTACCGCGCACCAGTACCCGAATGTGATCCGGGCCGTCCTCGGGATGCCGTGGGCAATCGAGGAATCGAAGCTGCTCGCCATCCTCGAAGTGATCGACGCGCGTGCGGCCGGCTTCAAGTTCGACACGGAGACCATCGCGGCGCGCATCGAGGAAGCGGGCGGGCAGAAGCAGCCCGTCAATCGTTCCTCCGGCCTGACGGCCGTGATTCCCATCGTCGGCGTCATCCAGCACCGCATGGACATGCTGAGTGAGATGAGCGGCGGAACCTCAACGCAGGCAATCGGTAAGGCGCTCGATATGGCGCTGGCCGATGACCGCATTCGCAGCATCGTCCTGGAAATCGACTCTCCTGGCGGGTCCGTGGCCGGTGTCGCCGAGCTCGCGGACAAGATTTTCGCAGCGCGCGGACAGAAGCCAATCACTGCGATCGCGAACACGATGGCGGCGTCGGCCGCCTACCACCTCGGCTCGCAGGCGGATGAGTTCGTGGTGACGCCGAGCGGCGCCGTGGGCTCCATTGGCGTGTTCGGTGTCCACCAGGACGTCTCGCAACACCTCGAAGCCGAAGGCGTGAAGACGACCATCGTCTCGGCCGGCAAGTACAAGGTAGAAGGCAACCAGTTTGAACCACTGAGCGGCGATGCCCGCGACAACATGCAGGCCCAAGTAGATGCCTTCTACGGGATGTTCGTCTCGGCCGTGGCGCGCGGGCGCGGGGTATCCGAAGCGGCTGTACGCGGCGGCTTCGGTGAAGGGCGGATGGTGCTCGCGAAGGACGCGGTCAGCGCGGGCATGGTGGACCGCGTTGCCACCATCGATCAGGTGCTCTCACGGCATGGCGGGACGGACAACGCCGCGCCGATGGCTCGCTCAGAAGACCCGGCGGAGCGGCAGCGCCGCCTCGCCCGTTCGTACGACATGGCTCTCAGCCACCGCAACTCTGCCCGCCCGGGCGCCAACAACTAGGGAGGCCTGAAATGGCTGTGGTTACCCTCGACAACGGCCGGAAGCTGCACCAGGAAGCGGCCACCGAAGCGCGGCGCCTGAAGAAGGTTGCTGACGACATGAAGGCGGAGATGCTCGCACAGGGCATCGACCTCATGGCCGATACCGATAACTTCAACAAGCTCGACGAAGCTTACAAGGCCGCGGACATCAAGACGGACGAAGCGGAGACGCTCCGTGGTCGTCTGACGTCGATGCAGGGCTGGGAAACCGGCCGTCGCGCCGAAGACTCGCCGCGGCCGTACGCCGGTGAGCAGGGCGTCGGGAAGATCAAGAGCTTCGCCCACCGCATCACCGATAATGAAGACTTCAGTGCCTGGCAGAAGCGGCTCGGCGAGCTGCGCGAGCGCAGCGAGGTCATGGCGAACTCGATGGTCCTTCAGGGGCTGCCCAAGCCCGTCGAGATCATGACCGTTGACGAGTTCAGGTCCTTCATGGACTACAAGGCCACGACCGTGACCGGTGGCGGCACCACCTCCGGTGGGCCGTTCATCATCAACGATCTGCAGCCGGGTTTCGTCCCGTACGCGCGGGCTCGCATGGTCATGGCAGCCCTCGTTGGGCAGGGCGAAACCAACAGCGACGTGGTCGAGTACGTCACGCAGACGGCAGTGTCCAGCGGCGCTGCGGAGACGGCGGAAGACACGGCCGCGCCGGAATCCGCGATCACGTTCGCGACCAACACCACGAACGTGCGCGAGATCACCCATTTCATCCCGATCACGCTGCGTGCGATGGCCGACGCCGGCCAGCTCCGCACCATCGTGGAAAACGACCTGCTCGCGGGCGCCCTCCAGCGCCTCGACTCCGAGATCTACGCCGGCGGCGGCACCGGGCAGGACCTCACTGGCATCACCATTGTCTCGGGCACGAACACGCAGCCGCTCGGCGGCGATACGCGCCTGGACGCTCTCCACAAGGCGGTCACGCAGATCCGCATCGCCGCGGGCGTGCTCTCCGAGCCCGACGCCATCGCTATGCACCCGACCGACTGGCAGAACACGCGTCTTGAGAAGGACGCCGACGGCCAGTACATGCTCGGCCCGGCCGGTATGGCCGGTGACAAGCAGATCTGGGG